TGCGATTTGCCATCCGCACCGCGCATACCCAGGTAGATCTTGCCCTGGAAGCTGAAGTCTTTCATGGCTTACTTCTCCTCAGCGGCGGTGCCGCGCTTCGTGTTGCTGGGCTGCGCCTCGATCACGCCGTTGGCTTCCAGCCACAGCTTGTCGTGCTCGGGCACGTCGATCTCCGCGCAGGCTGGGTAATCGATCCCGGCATGCGTGTGGTTCTGCTTGAGCGTGACCTTCATGTTGCGGCTCCTATGAACTGCTGGGTTTGCCAGACGTCCATCCAAAGCAAGATGGCGTCGTCGTAGCTGATGAGTTGCCCGCGGACGAGCTCACAAGGGCGCGCTCCCGGGCAGGTGGGTACATAGCCGAGCAACGCGCTCCGCTCCTCCGTGAGGATCGCTTGCAGGTCATCAGTAACCTGTGCTCCTCGTTGCTCGCGGTAGTTGCGTACTGCCATCACCACGCCGAAGGCGACCTTCATCGTCTGCTTCGTGGGCACCTGCTGCCCTGCAGGGCTGTGCGCTGGCTTCTGGACTCCAAGCGAACGGTCTTCCGACAAGCACACGTACGCGCAAGGCGCCGGAAAATCCGCCAGTGAGGTCACTGCGGCCAAATCCGCGGCACCAGACACCTCGCGTAGCGTTGGCGCCCTTGCAAGCAGGCGATCGATCACCTCCCGAGTGTCGAACGGCGCCGCGCTCACTTGCCGAAGTCCTGTAGCGTGTAGTCGGTGAACACCCGTGGCGGCGCGCATACCTCGGGACTGCCGGAGCTCGGCGGTGCCTGTGGGTCGTCGGCGCCAAGGCTGAACTTCCCATCGGCCGTGAGCTGAAGGAATCGCAGAGCTTCCTTGTAATCGCGTACGACTGGATCGGTCGCCTCGGCGGTGTTCACCCTGTCCTTGTGAAGCAGGTAGCGTGCGATCCAACGTGACCACACGCACACCAGGCCGGGGACCGGAGCCGCGAGCGGCACCTTGTACGGCACCGGCTTGCGCGTGCGTAGGTAGCCGTCGATGACTGCGTCCGCATCGACGATCGCCTGCGTGATCGTCACGGCCGCGGCGTCGGCGAGCTCCACTTCGTCGGCCGACCAGGCGCTGCGGTCCTGGCCACGCAGCGTGGCTTCCATAAGTGCGTCAGGAATGACCCTGCCTCGCTCCGGGGTCGCCACCTGTGCGAGTTCGCGCGCGAGCTTGAAGTCAGCGAGTTGGACGAGGGTTGCGTACATGGATCAGCCGTTTTCCCCCTGGGATGCGCCTTCCTTGGCGCCGGAACCGTCCTTGTTCGAGCTCACGTCATCGGTGTCGGTCGGCACTTCGCCCGGCTCAGTGCCCAGCACGCCTTCGTCCTGGTAGGGCTTCGCCTCGTCGTCGGTCAGCTCCAGCCAGGCCGGCGGTATCACGCGCTTGCCGCGGAACTTGAACGGCGTAAGTACTTCGAACATCGCGGTGCTGGGCTGAGCTGCACCCGCTGCCGCGACGATCTTTGTGGCTGCGGCAACTTCCTCGGTCGAGGGCGCGACGCGCGCCCGCTTAATGACCTTGGCGTTGGACTGGAGCTTCTTGGTGGGATTCTTGGCCACGTGGGAAGTACCTGGGGGGTGGTGGTGGTTGAGCTGCGCAACCGGCCAGGACGGCCCCGGCCGGCGCTCAGTCGAGAGCGGAGCCGTCTTCGCGAGGCGGGCGATTAGCCCGCGCCCGCGCCCTGGATCAGGAAGCCGGCGGTGATGCCGCTAAGCACCGGCTGGCGATCGGCAGCTACCGGGTAGACCCACGAGACGGCGTTCTGGTCCTGGTAGGGATTGCGGACCAGCGGCATGCCCTGGATGGTGTACGTGTACCCATAGCTCGGACGCGCGGCGCTGCGACTGTTGCCACCAGTCGCCGGGGCGACGTATGCGAGGATGACGTCCGCACCCCACACATCGCTCAGTGCATCGTCCTGGCCGCTGGCCCCGACGGCGTCGCCGACCAGCACTTGCGCGATGTTCCATAGCCGCGCGAGCTGTTGGGTGGTGACGGAATCCGGGCTGGTGTACTTCAGACGGTCGAGGATCTTCTCGTTGTTCTGAGCCGCGGCGAAGGCGCTCGGCGAGAGGATGCAGGTGTTGGGCCGCATGCCGATCGAAGAGCGAATCGCCTCGGAACCGTCAGCGACATCGCGGGTCGGGTTGCTGCTGGCGGTGTCGGTCCAGCGATCGGTGCCCGTGAGCACCACCTTGTGGTTGTTGTCATATTTCGATGCATCACGCGCAAGTTCGGCGCACGCGTATTCCTGCGCCAGCTCCAGCGTATCCAGCACGACGTCGACGGCATCGCTGGCAAGGTCCAGGCCAGGCACCTGCGAGGCGTCGTTCATGACCTCGAAGGGCACCAGGGCTTCCAGCGCCTCCGGTACGATGGCGTAAGGCTTGCCGGCATAGCCGAAAGTGATGCGCTTCGTCGCCGAGCCGGGCGCGCGTTTGGTGTTGTAACGGCGGAACGACTCCTTGCCGAACTCGATTACTTGGCCACCGTATGCGGCGACGTAGGCGGTCGGGAAGAGGAAGCGACCGACGTTGCCCGGGCGGACGTAGCCCTGGGCGTGGGTGGTCAGGATCGGATTGATGATCCGTGCCTGAGCGGGGGTCATCTGGGGCATGGCTTAGCCTCGTAAGTCTGTGGCGGATGTAGTTCGACGAGATCCCGGCGGCGGATCAGTTGGGAATGAGCAGAATCTCGATGCGATCGCCGTCGGCCGCAGCAGCCTGCACCGCGACACCGACGGGCACGCCGGCGTTGAGCGGTACTGCCTTGCCGTTGGCGCCGACCTCGACGCGCTGGTCCACTGCGATGGCAGCTCCCGCAGTGATCACGGTGGTGCCGAGCACATCGGCGGCAAAGCGCTCGCCGACGGCTGCCTGGGTCTGTGAAACGCCTAGCGCCTTGCCCGCCGGGGCCGGGTAAGCGCCTGCGGCGGTCACGAAGCGCTCGGCGGCGACGACGGCCGAAGCGACGACCGTGAGGGCGAGGAGGGAAATCTTCTGGGTCATGTCGTGCGCTCCTGGCGCGATGTGGATTCGATGTCAGTACTCGGGAGCGGCGATCAGCCGCCGACCGCCTTGACGGCAGCCAAGTAGGCGACGCCCGGGTGCTGTGCCTGGTAGGCGAGAGCCTTGGAGTGCAGTTCCAGGGCCGCCGAGTCGACGTGCTCACCCTGGGGGGCCGCGAAGCTCACGGCGGCGGGCTGGGCACCTTCGTCACCGGACTTCTCGTGGTAATTGACCTGCTTGGGGAGCTGTCCGAGCAGTTCCCGTAGCACGTCGCTTCCGGGCTTGGTGACCGTGCTGCCGCCCTCGGCGAAGCTGATCGGTTGGGCGGGCAGCGCGAGCAGGAGCTCGACGACAGGCGCCTTTTGGCGCGGCAGCAGGCGGCCTTCCTTCACCAGGTTGTCGGCGAACGACACGGCGTCGTCGCGACGCGCTTTTTCTTCGCGCTCACGCAGCTCGCGGTCGCGCTTCTCGATGTCGGCTTGGCGGCTGGCGAGGTTGGCTTCGCGCTCGGCGAAATCCGCGCCCTGGTTGCTGGTGCTCATGATGGTCTCCGTGGTTGGGCCGGGCGTGGCCGGCGAGGCGTAGGCGACGGCGGGAATCTCGGTGGTGTCACCGGTATCCGTCAGGTCATCGATGGAGCGGATCTGCCACTGAGGGATGATCTGATCCGCCTTCTCGGCGCCCTGCGTTTCGACGAACCAATCGCGCATGCGCTGGAACATGTCGACGAGCGCGCTGCCGAGGTAGGAAATGGGCATGGCGAACTCGGCGGCCTGGCCGCCGTCGGCGAACTGAACGTCCTTGAGGCCCTTCACCGCGGGAGCGGCGGCGCCCAGGAATCCGATGTGTCGCAGGTAGAGTTTGCCCGGCGTAGGGTTGCCGGGCGTGTCGCGGAGGTAGAGCGATGCCGAACGCTTCTTGAAACGGCCGGCGTTGACCATCCCCGCGAATTCGGGATCGACCTGGTGAGGTGCCGCGAATAAAACGCCCTTCTCCGCGCGGAGCGTCTTGGCCCAGCCGTAGGCCGGTGCATTGATCTCCGGATGCCCCACAACAAGCGGTGCCTCCGAGAGATCGGGGCTATAGGTGCTGGCGATCTCGGCGACGTCGGCGTCGGTGAACTCGACCTCGCGGCCATCGACGGCGATGTGCTTGCCGGCGCGGAAGATCTCGAAGAAGACGGGTGTGTTGTCCATTGGCCCAGGATCGCCGCCGAGAACGCGAACGTCTTTGGCCCTGGTTCAAAACAAATCGACTAGCGACGAGCCGCGAAAGCTGCGCGCCGGAGGGTCGAACGGACGATGCGCCCGCGTGCGTGATCAGAATCCTTGCCTGCGACGCACACAGAGCGCTGTCTGACAGCCACGTGAGGGGGAAGACGACCGAGTGTGGCGCCCCACCCCCTAGAACGGCGTGTGGCGCCATCTATGGCGAGGCGTTTTCCGTCGCAGCGATGATGTGCTCCTGCACGATGTCGAGTATGGATTGCTCGTCCTGGTCCGAGATTCCAAAGAAGGGGCGCGCCGGCACGTTACCCCACGGAATGGGACCACCCCGTTTGGTCTTTCCGAAGGCACCCTTCGACGCGCCGAAATGGTTGGGCGCCGCGTAAATCAAATTGGTACCCAGATCGACGCCCGATGCATCGTTGGAATAATGGATCTCGTTGCTTAGGCGCTTAGTCTCACCGATGAGCGGTCGAGTGCCCTTCTTGCGCGCGAGCGTGGTTGCTGAGTTTTTCTGCCAGGGTACGCCATCGGGTGACACACCCTGCTGGAAGCGCTGCTTCGTGGACACTAGCAGGAGCTCGCCGATGTCGAGGGTCACCGGGCTCATATCGTCAAGCAGCTCCGCAACGGCATTCAATGCCGCCAGGACGTGTCGGGTATCGATCTCGATCTCGGTACGGCTCATGCTCAGGTTCCTTGATCGAGCAACCAGAACGCCTGCAAGACGAGAGAGCGCTGCCCTGGCCGGATGACCCAGACCGTCAAGTAGGTTTGTCCGTCGACAACGCTGGTGACCTGGATGCTGCGTTCGCCCCGTGCTGTCTCGGAGGCGACGACGCGCGTATCGGCGTTGAGTATCGCGGGCAGCGCAGCGAGGTCGGCAAGCGTCGCGGCCCGGTGCCCACGAGGCGGCTGGTCATCCGTGGACAGAATGGTGCGCACTGCACCAGGGTTGAGCGCATAGTCATACCTGGTAACGTTCAGGCCAGTTGCCTTCTGGATAGCGCCGACCTGGCTGCTGGTGACCAGGCCGAGTGTCCGTGTATCGGTCGAGGACAGTTCCGGTGTGGCTTCCACCCGTTGGGCATATCGACGCACGTCGTCCGCCACGGACGGCAGCGCGCGATACGCGGTCGAGAGCGCATCGCGCGCTGTGTCCGGCACGTCGCGCATGTATGCCTTGGCGATCGGATCGGCCCATCGCTGGGCCTTAGCCGCCATCTCTTTGGCAGCGTCGCCAACCGTGTTGCCCGGCATGTATCCCCAGCCCTTATCGATGCCAGGTGGCTCGCCCGTCTTGGGGTCGACCGCATCCCACCCGTCCGGCAGCTCCTTGCTGGGATTGCCCCCGAGGCGAGCGGCGGAGGCGGCGCTTCGCGCGCCCACCACGTAGCACTCGCATCCCCAGCCATTGGGCGTGTAGTGCGTTTGCCAGAACTCGTGATCGGGCGGCAGCGTGATCCCGTTCCAGCTCACATGGAGCGGACGCGGATGCTGTACGGCATCGTTGTGGCGGTAGACCCACAAGGGGAAGCCGCCGCTACGCAGCTGCGCTAGGCGTCCGGCGTGATAGCTGGTGCGCGCATTGGTGACGTAGATCGTGCGCGTGCGCCAGGCGCGACCTGCGGCGGTGTCCTCGCCAGTCCAGCCGGTCCAGCCATTACGCGCCACCGTGGCCCGGAAATCCTTGCGGAACTGTTCGATGCTGGTGCCTTCCGCGATCGCACGATCGACTGCCGCGGCGAGGTCAGCGAGAAGATCCGCCTTGGCCGCGCCGGCGACCATGAAGCCGTGGTCATGCTCGGACTTTTGCAGGTCATCCCACCATTGCGTGGGCACGAGGTTGCCCAGTTTCTGACGGAAAAACGCGACCTGCGCGTCGAACGGCTTGCCGAATGCTCCCGTCAGGGTGGACGGCTGTACGTCAGCCATTGGACTGTTCGGCCAAGTCGTAGCGGCCTGCGGCTTGCGCTGCCTGCATCGCAACGCCGAGGGCTGCCGCCAGCTCGTCGGCGCTCAGGCCGTCATACGCAGCGAGGATCATCTCACGCAGCTCGGGTAGCGAGGCAGCCTTCTCCGCCATTGCTGAGAGCTGCCCCACCCAGGCTTCGATCTGCGGCTGTCCCGACGATTCCAGCGCCGCAGCGATGGTCGCGGCGGGGTCTTCTCCCATCGCCGGTGGCTCGGCGAATGCGACACCGCTGGCAGGGACATCCGCTCCATCGGGCGGCGGAGGCGCATCCTGCTCCCATCCGTCGCCATAGGTCGTGGTGATGTAGGCCAGCGTGGGCCGGTAACCGAGCCCTTTTATCTTCGTGTCACGATCGGCGCGCTGGGTGAGGTCTTCCGGCTCCGAGGTGACCCGATAGACACGTGGCGGCGCCGCGCCGGGGAAGTTCCACTTCGTCAGCCACCGGGCGGGCCCGAGGTTCCAGGATTCGCATACGAGATCCGCGTCAGCCTTAATGATGTCCGCGCGCACGTCGCCCTGCAGCTTGTCGTTGCCCAGGCGCCCGGGTGTGCCCTGGGTGCTGGCCGTCTGACCGAGCACGACCTTCTGGATGGTGGCGTCCATCGTGTCGTGCAGGGTCTTGTAGTCGCTGGTGCCGTTGCGAGCCGCTTCGAGCAAGTCGAGCTCCATTCCCTTGGGAATGATGATGCCGCTGTCGGTCTGGATGGCGCGCACGGCCTGCAGGAGCTTCGCCTTCTCGGACTCGGTGGCGTTGGCGTCGTAACGACCCACGCCCGTCGGCATGCCGAACTTCTCCAGGAAGATCAGCCAGAACTTGATGCCGTTGCGCTTGAAGAGCACCGGCCAGTACAACCAGTGCGCCAAGCCGAGACCATAGGGTTCATCGTCGTTGTCCGCGCCAGTGTTGAATGTCCAGAAGTACGGTGGCTCCGCCGGGACACCGTCCAGCATGTTGCTGTAGGTCAATAGCCGAAGATCCATGTCCTTTCCGAACCGAAACCGGCGTCGGTTGCGTACTTTGAGCTGCTTAATGCCTATGTAGCGCCCCTGCACCTCGTAGATGAGCTCAGCCACGCTGTAGCCATAGAACACGCCAAAGAGCATCTTGGTCGTGATGTTGTCCCAGCCGATGGCATTGAGCTGGTCGCGCATGAAATCGGCGGCGGCCTTGTCAATCGCTCGCTTGCCGCCGGCATCGACCTGCCACTCGCACTGCGTCACTGCAAGCTGTCGCTGGCCGAGGGTCGCCTTGACCTCGGGGTCGGAGAGCACCTGTTCGTACAGTGTCAGGTCGGCGCCCCGGTTGCGCAGCACGCTGTCGTAGGGCGTTAGCAGCGGGCCGAGGTATCCCCGGGTGATGTCGATCCCGTCTGCCGTCGTCGCGATCTCGCGATTCAGTTGGGGCTTGCTTTCAGCCATATCGTCGCTCATGTGCCATACCCTTCGAAGTCGTTACCGCCCGGCACACTGCCGAAGCCCGTGTCGTTGATACCCGCTCCGATCGCATCCGATGCCATCAGTCGGTTGCCAGTGGATTGGAACTCGAAGGGAATGCGTGGATTGCCGATCAGCTGGTTATAGGCACCGGAGAGGGCATCGACCTGGTCGTCATGCGCGCCCTTGGGAAAACTCTCCAGTTCGTCTAGGAAAGCATCGTTCCAAGGCCCCCTTACCAAGCGGATGCGGCCATGCTCCGCCGCGGTGGACGCCGGCGTAGCACGCGTCTCCTTGTCGCCCTGCGGTGGCACGGTGAACACCACGAACTCTCGCAGCAGGCTGACGTACGTCTCAGCCTCGAACTTACCCGCCTGGCCTGGGTCCTGCTCGATGCCGATCGAGATCGTTCGGCCGTCCTGCTCGGCTATGGACCGCACACGCTTGGCCACCTTGCCCGGGGTGCCACGGAATCGCTCGACGTGTTCGATGTAGACGTAGCCATCTGCGGCCAAGCTCGCGCGGAGCCCAGCAGTCCAGTCGGGGTCGGGATTTGACTCACTCGGCTCTGTACCCGCACGGTCCCAATAGCGGATGCGCTGACCCAGCGCTGGCGCGGCATCGACGATGGGGAAGTAGCTCTTCTTGAAGTAGTCGCCGGCAGCGGGCTTCACTTTCCAGTTACCCATCTTGAGGCGCTCGCGCTCGACCGTCGGCAGCGCCTCGAGATTCGCCAGATAGCCAGGATCGCGCTCCAAGCCCAGCTTGTTGTCCTGGAAGGACGACGCGATGAAGGTGCAACTCTTCGGCTGTGATCCCGGATACTGCTCCGTCAGCTTCTCGGGGCTGTCAGCCCAAATGATCTCGTTGTTACGGCGGATGAAGTAGCGGATGACGCCGGACCGCTCGGGAATGGCGTAGCCCGTCTCCTGATCGATCCACCAAGCGATGAACTTGGCTACCCAGCTGTCGGGATCGGGGTTACAAGTCGCGCGCACGTAGGGCCGCACGCCGCTCGTCGAGCGGTTGCGGCTTAGCATGTACCAGAATTGTCCCTCGGTGAAATGCGTCACTTCATCGAAGCCAATGAAGGCGATCTGCGAGCCCTGCCAGTCGAACTTGTTCTTCTCGTGTTCGAGGTGCGCGAAGGTCAGCGTGGCCCCTGCGGGGAAAGCCCACTGCAGGCGGGAGAGGTTCGATTTCGCGCCGAGCGCCGGATAGATTTCCTCGGAGGTGTCCCACAGGCCACCCTCCGCCGTGACCTGTTTCGTGGTGCGGCGAAAGATCACACCGCCGAAGCGTGCGTTTTCCGTATGGCGGACTGCTTCGAGAAGCAAGGCATACGTCTTGCCACCGAACGCCGCACCGCCATAGAAGACGATGTCTGCCGACGACGCGAGGAACTGCTCTTGTGGTCCCGGCTGGGGCCGGATCTGTTGGACGCTCATGGCACGGGGTCAGAAACGCTCGGCTAGCGGTTGTTGGCAGGTAGGTAGATGCTGATCTGGCTCTGGACAGCATCGAGGGTGGCTCCGTCCATGCCCTGCTGCTTGAGCTTCGCCAGTGCCGCCTCGATGCGTGCACGCACCTCCGACGCCCATTTGTGGCGTGCCACGCTGGCGCGGGTGAGCGTGGCGATGTTCTTGGCCGCTTTGCCAAGCATTTCCACGCGCTTCGCCGGGTTTGCCTCTTCCTCGGCCTCCTGCATGGCCAGAAGGCTGTCGAAGATCTCGGTCTGGACCAGGCTGATGATGGCGTTCGAGCGCTCGTCGGCTTCATCCGGCGCAGCCTCTGCGATCATGCGCGCCGCGTCGGTGCTGGCCTTCACGGCGGCGAGGCGGCGCTGCAGCTTGCTGCCGTAGCGTTGAACGCTCGACTTCTCGCCAGGGTCCACACCAAGCTCGTCACGGATCTGCTCAACCAGCCACTCGTAGCCGGAGAAGCCAGCCTTGATCAGCAGTCGGTCGATCTCGGTGCGTACCGTATCGGGCAGCTTCTCGATCTTGGAACGGCGGCCCATGTCGTCACCAATACTTCGCTGGCCGCGCGATGCCCGCATCGCAGTCGACCGTGTACTCGGCGATATCGACGCCAAGTCGCGTCAGCTCAGCATGCCAGCGGCCGCTGGGCTCGCGACGTAGCGTGATCGTGCGGCGGTCCTCCAGATAATCGAGCTCGCGCCGGGTCTCCAACGCCGTCGCATCGGGGTACACCGCCTGCAGCGTGGATAGCACCAGCTCCTCGTAGGCGCCAAAGGGCCGTGCATTGTTCAGCGTCAGCAGGATCGTCCACCGAATCGACTCCCGACGCACCTTCTCCATGTCCACCGTCATTGCACTTTCCCCTGTTTCAACGACTCAATCTGTACCCGTTTCAGCTCGCCCGCGATCGCGTCGAGCTTGGCTTCGATTACCGACTGGCCGCGCACGTAGTCCTCGCGTCGCACATAGTGGACGGCCATGTCCGCTTGGAACCTGTAGAAGTCGCGCTCCAGCGTTTGCCATGCCTCGGCCTGCCTGCCGAGCGCGCCAAAGCGCTCGTCGAGCGATTTCTGGATCTGCATGAGCAGGAGCTTGCCGATGCCTACAAGCAGTCCTGCAATCGCGATGAGCAGGCTGAGGACCTGCCATAGTTCGAGGGTGATCTTCACGGCAGCCCCTTGACCCTTCGCTCGTGGATCTGCGCGCATCGGAAGCAGCGACTGGTACAGCCACGAAGCGCAATCCAGCGCTCCTCCTCGATTTGCCCCGGGCAATCGATGCAACGGCGGTCCTCGCCTCGATCGCGTGGCGCCATCGCCGCGGCGATGCGTGCAGCGGCGTTCTTGAGCGCTACGTCGCGGTCGAATGCTTCCTGCGCCTGGGCACGGTCCATGTCATCGGTCATTTGTCTCGGTTCCTTGAGCTGGGGCCGCATGTGCCGCTGCCGCGCGATCAGCGTTCGCCCGCTGAAGGAGCCCGCGCCATTGCTCGATCCAGGCCAGCGCATCCAGCGTGCAGACGGCGGCCGCGCCGTTGGGGAGACGGCAGCGGGTCGGCGGCGGGGCCGGCTCGGACAGCGGCTCTGTGAGGGAGCGGTCGAGCGGCACATAGACCTCAACGGGCACCTCAATAATTTGCGGGCGTGTCAGTTCTTGCGACTTCGCCCCACAGCCGCTCAGCCACGGCAGGACACACAGGCAAAACAGCCAGTTGCTGACAATCGGATGATTCATGCGGCACCTGTTGGATGGCACGCTCTCGGGCCAAGGTCTGTTGCTGGATCTGGGTCAGGGCGGCGTCTCGCGCGTCGAGCGCCGCCGCCATGCCTGCGCGAAGCGCCTGTAGCTCTTGCAGACGGTCAGTGGCCAGCCGTTGCACATGGTCGAGGGCAGCCTGCTGCGCGCTGGCGGCGCCCCTGCAGGTGGTGAGCTGCCCTTCAGCTTTCGCAGCATCGCGATTCGCATCAGCCACCGCATCGGCGCTCAAGTAGCCCTTGACGCTGTAGCCGACGCCTGCGCCGACGAGCCAGAGGATGCCCCCGGCGAGGGCCGTGGCGCCGGCCTTCACGACCGCACCGCTTTGGCGATGCGCCGCTGCCGCCACCAGGCGAAGCCGCTCGCGCCAATCGATACCAGCACCAGCACTGCAGCCCCGACCTGCAGCCATGCCGGCCAGCTGCTGGTCGTGGCGTTGACCTGGCTGACTGCCTGCAGCACCGGCTGGATCTGCTGGAATCCCTGGACAGCAGCGGCAATGCCGCCCGTCGTGACCGCGACTGCGATGGGACTAGGCTTCGGGATAGGCGGGAGATCCGGCACCACACCGGTCATGCGCAACCCTTCGCTATAAACGGCGTCTTCGTACCACTCGCCACCTGCGCGTGGGCCGGGCCCGTTCTCGTGGCGCACGATTGCGCGCACCAGCGGCAGCAGCGTCGCGTGATCGTGCATGCGCAGCGGTGCCTCCGCCTCGATGCCCGACGATCGGCTGACGGCCGCAATGTATGCCTCCGTATCGTTCTCCTCCGGCGGCGCCCAGCGCGTAATGGCGGCACGCACCGTACTGATGCCGTACTTGTCCTGGTATGTGATCAGTGTGCCGGCGATCGCGCGGACGCCCCAGCTGGGGCCCACGAACTGACAGAAGTCGGGGTCGGTGCGCTGCACCTCCGGCACCAGACCCTGCCAGGGGTCTTTCCACCTGATGTTGCCGGGATTGTTGTTGCGTATGCCGCGCGGGCGCGTGTCCATCGAAGGTCTCCAAAAAAGGGACCGGCGATGGCAGGAGGAGGGGGAACTGCCATCGCCGGTCAGTGCAGCGCACCGTCCCGTCGATGGTCAGTTTCAGAATTCAGATTGCGGGAGTCTTTGGCCCGCGTTCAAAAGAAGCCGCTTAGCGCGATACCTGCGCATCCTCTTCGGCGCGCATGTCGCTGATCGCGGTCTTCAGTTCGTGCTGAGCCGCGTCCTGCGCGCGAACGTCGTAGTAGCTCGCGAGTGAGTTCATGTAATCCATCCATCGCGCATAGATTCTTGCCAGTTGCGGCTTGACCTCTGGCGCGACGGCCAATCCCTGCTGATAGATGGCTTTGCCCTTTACCAAGCCGTCGCGTACGCACGCATGCGAACTTTCGAGGCCCTGGTTGATCGCCTTGGCGCTTGGGGCGTCGGGTTGCGCGAGGCGGAGGCGTAGCGCGTCGAGAGAGCACTGCGCGGACACGCCTTCGAGCCTTATCACCATGTCATCCGCGTTGTTGATCGGACGCTCGGCGGCTAAGGCCAGCTGCGTTACGGCTAGGGCGAAGAGAACAACGACGATCCTTTTCATTGCTTGGCTCCTCAATTTACAGGCCGGCTAACAGGCGATTGATTTCGACAACGGCGTCGTTGTGCGCCTTCCACTCGACGCGGCAGCGCGCGCGATGGTTCTGAGCGCGGTGCGATGAAATGGCCATTACGACGATCAACACCAGGAACACCCAGCCCAGCTCCGGGACGTGGCGCAAGCCATCCTGCAAGCAAACGAAGACAAGAGCGACCATCGCCACCGATGACACGAAAGCGATTCGCGCATAACCGTTGGAGCCGGCCATCTTCGCGTAGGCGTCGCGCTGCTCTATATGCCAGCTCGCGCGCTCTAAGAGCTCCTGCCGCCGTTCAGCACGCTGCTCTGGTGACGGCCATGCCGGGCGGCTGGCGTTGATGATCGTCTCTCCCGCGACCTGGTCGATGGGACCATAGAAGTTCTGCGTGATCATGAGCGCTTTCGGCTTCCCTTGTTGACGATGTTGTGGCCGGCAACTTGGCCCACTTCGGCATGAAAGTTCTGCTGCACCCTGGGTGCCTTTGGCGTCTTCTCGACTGGCGGGGCCTGACCGTGAACGTGGCCAGCCAGCGAGGATGCGGCTGCGATGATCGCCGGCCGAATCGCCGAACTGGCCGTACGGTAATGATGGATGAGCTCCTGCTCGTCCGGCGCCAGTGCCTTAACGCTGGCCTCGAAGATCGCCTGTTGCACCTGGAGCTGCTGTTCCGTGTTGAGCCCAGGAATCTGCATGGTCCGTTGGGTCGCGTCGAAGACGGCCTTCATTCGGCGATCCAGTTCATGTTCTGACGGGGTAAGGCGCTGCCCCGTGATGACGTAACGCACGTCCACGCCAGCCGCCGCCACTGCGGCGAGATAGTCCGTGTCCGGTTTCCTCTCACCCTTCTCGTAATGGATCTGCGCGCGCTTCTGCACGCCACCTAGCCGCGCGAACTCCTCCTGGCTGAGCCCAAGCCGCTGCCGTTCCTGTTTAAGGCGGTCCTGTGGGGTGTCCATTTGTGCATCCAAAAAGGTGCTTGACAGGTGTCCAAATGGACACCATCATTTGTTACCAGGTAGGAGGCCCAGGTGGGCCGCCCGAGTGACAGAACCAAAGGATACACCCCGCATGACGATGCCGAATCCGAGCCTAGACCTGTATCGCCAGGTCCGCGGCGCGTTCATCGCCCAGGGCAAGTCCCTCAAGCTGTGGTGCCAGCAGCACGGCACGCACTTGTCCAACGCGCGCAGCGCGCTGACGGGCAACTGGAATGGCCCCAAAGGCAAGGCAATGCGCGAGCGTCTAGTTAAGGCCGCCGGCCTCAAGGACGCCTCCCGATGAACCGCCATGAGTTTGCCGTCGCGTACCGCGAGGCCAGGAAGGTGCGCACCTTTGAAATGTGGGCCTGGCGATTGGGGCTAATCCGGGAGGTGACTTCCCTCGCGTTCTCGGCCCCCGAGCCTGCGTTCCGGGCGGCGCTGATGGGTGAGGTGGATGACCCGCTTCGATTCACATACATCCGCGTTGGTGGCCGCCTGCTGCCGAAGCTCAGCCCGCGGTTCGATCGGAAGCGGGTGCCGCTTCCGGGAGGGCACGCATGAGCCAGCAGACCGCCCAGCGCGCGCTGCGCGTGCTGAAAGCTCTCAAGGGAGCCACCTTCACCGGCGTCAGTAATGGCGAGCTCGCCAAAGCACTGGGCGAAAGCCCGAGCAACATCACCCGCTCCCTCGAAGTGCTGATCCAAGAGGGCTTCGTAGTCCGACTGGACAACGGGCGCTTCGCCCATTCCATCGCTCTGCTGCAGATCGCCCAGGCCCACGCGGATCACACGGCGCGCCTGCAGCAGCGCATGTCCGAAACCGCCCAGCGCATCGCCGCTGGCGCATACCCGTAAGCCCCAGGAGGGTTAGATGGCACGCAAGAAGAACCCCGAGAGCGCCCCGATCGAATCAGCGCCTCTCCCCGCGGAACAGATCCAGCAGCACCAGCAGCTGA